TCAACGGATACTGATACCGGAAGCAGCTTTTTTGGTCACAATCACTGTACAGTCTGTGATGTTACCTGCGCCCTGATTGCCTTTCTGGAAAATCTTAAACTCCAGAGTGACGCTACCACCACCACTCGGCATATCAATAACCGCACTGTAACTACCGGGAATGGCTCCTTTAGTTTCTCTGGTTGCGATTAATACGCCGTTTTTGCGAACTTCAAAACCATAACCCGTGTATCGCGTACCACCCGGGTTATTACCGCTCCCCGGATCGTCATACGCCACACCATTAAAAATAATGGGCGGAATAATGATTTGGCGGTCAAAGTTATGATCATCGTAAATGGTGACTGTAACCGTCCCGCCTGGTGTTTCCGTATCGCCCCACGAGCCAGTTTTTTTCGGGAATGGCTTAGATACAGCTTTAACGAAGTCACCTCTGACCTGAGTAGCCTCGAGCATTCCCTTAATCGTACAGTTCTCATTTATCGTGACGTTGTTGAGCGTCCCGGAGTTCGCATTCACGTTACCGCTGATATCGGCATTTTTCGCCGTCAGCCGCCCGTCCGGTGTCAGGGAAAATACCGGCGGATTGCCACCGCTGGTAATGGTGGGAGCCGTCAGATACTTCAGGAACACTTCGTTCATGAATATCTGGTTGCCCTGCGCCACAAACATCGGAGTTTCATTCCCGTTTGCCGGGTCAATAAACGCGATACGGTTAGCGGCAACCAGGAACTGGCTCAGTTTACCTTCCGGCGTGTCCTCCATACTGAGGCCAAGCCCCGCGACATAATGCCTGCCGTCTTTGGTCTGCTCAATTTTGACGCCCCACATGGCATTCCATTTATCGTTGGCGTCTTTCCACTCTTTCGAAAACTCCTCCAGTTTGCTGGCGTTATCCTCCGTCAGCTCGACTTTTTCCAGCAGCTCCTTGCCGAGATGGGATTCGGTTATCTGGCCTTTGAAAAAATCCAGGTAACCTTCCGCATCATCGCTCGCCCGACCGACAGCCTCCACGAATGCCGATTTGCCAACAGTATTCACACTGCGGATATAAAAATAATAATCATGGCCCGGCTTAATATTGATACTGGCAGCTATCCAGTACAGCGCCGTGCCAAGATAGCGGGCTGTAGTTTCAACCTGCCTGATATCCGCAATCCGCTTTTCCGAGAACCAGAACTCAAACTGTACCGTCGGATCATAAACGGCAAGATGGGGCGTGGCGGTTATCTGAAAATAGCCCGGCGTCAGCTCAATCCGCGACGGCGCTGCCGGTGCGGCAATCCGGAACGATACCGACGCCGGATCGCCCTGCTGTCCCCACGCATTTACCGCCCGGACTGTCAGCCTGTAGTTTCCCAGCGCCAGTTGCCTGAAGCGGTATGTGGTTTCCGTCGTCCGGGCCGTGCTGACCAGCCGTTCACTGCCATCATCCGCAGCCACAGTCAGGCGAAGCAGGAAGCTCACGCCCTTCACCACCTTCGGCGTGTCCCAGCGCGCCAGCACCTGATGTTCCCCGCTGTCTGCGGTGACTTCTGCAGTCAGGTGCTGCACCGCTGGCGGCGTGACACCATTCACCGTGCCGCTCTGGTCGCCGTCAAAGTGCGCCCCGTTATCCACGATGGCTTCTTTCTCCGGTACATGCTGCACGGCGGTGATGGCATACGTGCCGTCATCGTTCTCACGGATACTCACACAGCGGAACAGGCGCTGGCGCAGCGTCGGCAACTTCAGCCCCCACACGCTGTATTCAGCAACGCCGTCAGGAACACGGCTCACTTTCACCTTCACACCGTCGGTGACGGACTGGACCTCCACGCTGACCGGATTCCCCTGTCCGTCAACCAGGCTTATCAGCGTGGTGCCGGAGGATGGCAGCGTGATTTCACGGTCGAGCGTCAGTGTCCGCGTCTGGCTGTTCACCGCCAGCACGCGCCCGCCGATGCTGATCCCCGCATAGTCATCATCACAGATTTCAATGACATCGCCCGGTACATGGCGAAGCCCTTCGGCACCCACGCTGAAGTCCACAGTCTGCGTTTCCAGCAGTTCCGTTTTAATCAGCCATAGCCCGGCGCGGTGCGCCTGCCCCCGGCTGGTACAGCCAAAGGCATCCATCTTCGTGACGTTACGACCGTAACGGGCAATGGCCTGCGTGTCCTCCACAAGCTCTGTCGCCGTCTCCCAGCCGTTATTCGGGTCAATCCAGTTCACCTCAACGGCATTATGGCGGTCCTTCAGGGCGCTGAAGCTGTACCGGAACGGCGCGCCATCATCCGGCATCACCACATTACTGCGGTTATAGGTCCACACCTTATCTGACGGTCGGTCCTGCACGAACGTCAGCGTCTGCCCGTTCCATACCGGCATACAGCGCATCGCCGAGCAGAAATCACTGAGAACATCCCACGCCTTACGCTGTGTGGTCAGGTAAGCGTTACAGGTGATGCGCGGCTCCGTGCCACCAAAACCATCCGGCACCGACTGGTCGCAATACTGTCCGATGACATACAGCGCCCATTTGTCCACATCCGCCGCACCAAGACGTTTCCCCATGCCGTAGCGCGGATGGGTCAGCATATCCCACAGACACCAGGCCATGTTGTTGCTGTATGCTGGTTTTAACGTTCCGTCCCAGATACCGCTGTATTGTCGCGTCTGCGGATTATAGTTCGACGGCACCTGCAGAATGCGCCCGCGAAGATGATAATTACGACTCACCTGCTGGCTGCCGAACTGCTCCGAGTCCACCTGTACGCCGACCAGTGCCGTGTTCGGGTAGCACTGTTTCACATCGATGATTTCGGTGTATGACGACCAGAGCGTTTTGTTCTGCAGCTGGTCTGTAGTGCTGTCCGGCGTCATCCTGCGCATCCGGATACTGAACGGGCGCGGCGGCAGGTTACCCACCACCACCGAGGCCAGATACTGTGAGGTGGTTTTTCCCTTAATGGTGATGTCTTTTTCCGTCACCCAGCCACCGTTACGTTGTATCTGAACCAGCAGGCGGACTTCCGACGGATTCCGGTCCCCCTTTGAGGTGGTTTCCACCAGTGCCTGCACACCGAAGGTAAAGCGCAGACGGTCGATGTTTGCAGACGTGATGGTCCGGGTGATCGGCGTGTCATATTTCACTTCCGTACCCAGCACCGTCTCGGATCCGGAGGATTCAAAACCCTCCGGCGGTGTCTGCTCCTGCTCACCTGCCCGGAACACCACTGTGACACCGGAGATATTGGTATTCCCCTCACTGTCCAGCACCGGCGTACTGTTCAGCAGCACGCTTTTTAATCCATCCACCGGACCTTCAATCGGCCCTTCGCTGATGGCATCGATCACACTCAGCAGCTGCGTGGATTTCAGGTTGTCCTTCGCTTCGCGCGGGGTATGCCCCTTACTGCTTCCTTTACCCATTCGTCATGCTCCATAAACGACAAAACCGCCCGGAGGCGGTTTCACATAAAACATTTTGCATCAGCGACCAATCACCACAACCTGACCACCGTCCCCTTCGTCTGCCGTGCAGATCTCCTGAGATACCACGCGTGACCCCACGCGCATTTCACCGTACAGAACGGGCAGAACATTCCCCTGGGCAACCATGTTATCCAGTGAGGAGAAATAGGTGTTCTGCTTACCGTTATCCGTTGTCTGTGTGCGGGGAGTTCTGGCTTTCGGTGCCAGCATCTGAGCCACACCGCCGAGCACCATACTGGCACCGAGAGAAAACAGAATGCCGGTCATACCACCGGCCCCAATGGCTGCCCCCCATGCTGCAAGGGTGGCTCCGGCGGTAAAGAATGATCCGGCAATGGCGGCTGCCCCCAGGACAATCTGGAATACGCCACCTGACTTGGCCCCGGCGACTCTGGGAATGATATGAATCACAGCGCCGTCAGGCAGAGCCTCATGTAACTGCGCCGTTAATCCGGACGTGCTGACATCCTGCCCGGCAATACGTACCTGATACCAGCCGTCGCTCAGTTTCTGACGAAACGCAGGGAGCTGTGTGGCCAGCGCCCGGATGGCTTCGGCCCCCGTTTTCACACGAAGGTCGATGCGGCGGCCAAATCGTTGTAAATCCCCGTAAAGGCAGATGCGTGCCATGCCCGGTGACGCCAGAGGGAGTGTGTGCGTCGCTGCCATTTGTCGGTATACCTCTCTCGTTTGCTCAGTTGTTCAGGAATATGGTGCAGCAGCTCGCCGTCGCCGCAGTAAATGGCGGCATGATTCGGCACCGATGAACCAAAACAGCACAGCAGCACATCGCCCGGTTGTGCTGATGACAACGGAACCTGATACAGCCCTGTGGCCTCCAGATTATCCAGATAGAGATTCTGACCGTTACGCCACCAGTCATCCTCGCGATGAAAATCCGGCATCTCAATCCCAGCCAGATGATAAGCATCCCGGAACAGCGTGTAACAGTCCGTCACCCCGTGCTCAAAGCGCCGCCCGGTGAGATGCGGCACACAGCGGAACTTATGAATCGCCCCCCGGCAGACCAGCCACCACGGCAAATCACTCTGCACCTGCAGCCGCCGGTCGGCCTCACTCAGCCAGGACAGACCACCGGGGTGGCTGTGGACCAGCGCCACAATCTCACCCTGTATTTCGGCCTGCAGCCAGTCCTCCGGAGCCATCCGGAAATAATCCTCCGGCTCACCGGAAATATTCACGCAGGGAAAATATCTTTCCCCCTCCGGCGTTCTCACCACGAAGCCGCACGACTCCGCTGGCGCACATCGTCGGGCGTGCGCCAGAATCGCTGATTCTGTCTCTGTCATGGGATTACTGCGAAAGTTTGTTAATGGAAAGGAAGCCGCCAAAGTTGCCGACGTTATTGCGAAACTTACAGCCACTCAGGCATTTGCTGCATTTATCCTTCGTGATATCGGTTGTCGTCTGGTCATATTCATCCGCGACAGCCGGACCGTGATAACCGCACTCATCGCCGCGATAGGTCCAGGTGCAGGTGTTGGCCAGCATGATACGTCCCGGAAAAACAGCGCCGTCCGTTTCCGTCGGCGTGGCCAGTACAAAAGAGGCACTGACCGCGCTCAGTTCGCTGCACTGCTCGATGCGCCAGCGGCTGATCACCTCCTGCTCCGGATCGGCGTCACTGTTTCCGTTGACGAAGTTCACCGCATCCAGAAAACGGGCGTAAACCTTGCGCCGGACCACCGTTCCGCCGACCAGACTCTGCAGGTCTTCCACCATCCCGGTGGCCATACCGTACAGGTTAGAAACCGTCAGCGTGGGGCGCGCACTGGTGCCTTTGCCATTCAGTTCGAAACCACTCCCCTGAATGGGATACGCCTGATACTGCCGCCCCTGCCAGGTGACCGGCTCACCTTTTTCGTTCTGCTCATTACAGAAAAAATAACGTTCTCCACCAACCTCTGTCAGATCGATTTCCCAGAGCACCACGCTGGCAGACTGCTCCGCACGGGTGCATTCATTCAGTGTTTCCTGTCGGATATCCTGCATCAGTTCACCACCTGTTCAAACTCTGCGCTGAACTCAACACGCAACATACTGACCCGCGACGACCATTTTGCGCAGGTCACCTTTATCTGCCGGTAGCCATAAGGCGGCGTCCACAGAAAGGCCTTCCAGCCCCCGTGCTCAGCCAGAAACGACTCCAGCGCCGCGGCCTCCCAACGGGGAACAGAAAGCGTCACGCTGTACGTTTTCAGGTCGACATTCAGCCCGGCAGGCGCTCGCTGGGAATAGCCATCACCAAAGCGCACCTTCCTGACGGAAGGGGCCGAAGCCACATCCATACCGGGTTTCACTTTCCAGCGGAAGGTTTTCATCGTCCACCTCCGGAGAACAGGCCACCATCACGCATCTGTGTCTGAATTTCATCACGGGCACCCTTGCGGGCCATGTCATACACCGCCTTCAGAGCAGCCGGACCTATCTGACCGTTCGTGCCGTCGTTATTAATCACTACATGGTTATTCTGCTCAAACTTCCCGGACGCCTTCGACCGGCTGTCCGCCAGACTGCCAGGTGTACCGACATAACCGCCGGTGGCATAGCCGCGCATCAGCCGGTAGAGATTCCCCACGCCAATCCGGCTGGTTGCCTCCTTCGTGAAGACAAATTCGCCCCGGTGAACAATCCCCGCTGGCTCATATTTGCCACCGGTTCCCGTAAATCCTCCGGTCGCAAAATGGAATTTCGCCGCAGCTGCCTGAATGGCTGTACCACCTGACGCTGATGCGCCACTACTGGTAGCACCGCCAATGGCGCTGCCGATACTCCCGACAATCCCCACCATTGCCTGCTTAAGCAGAATTTCTGTCATCATGGACAGCACGGAACGGGTGAAGCTGCGCCAGTTCTGCTCACTGCCGGTCAGCATCGCCGCCATATTCTGCGCAATACCATCAAAGGTCTGCGTGGCAGTACTTTTAACCTGCGACATACTGTCCGTGGCACTCTCTTTCCACTCGCTCCAGCCGGACTTGAGGCCAGCCATCCAGCTCCCGCGAAGCAGGTCTTCAGCTGCCCAGGTCTTTTTCTGCTCTGACATGACGTTATTCAGCGCCAGCGAATTATCGCCATACTGTTCCTTCAGACGCTGTTCCGTGGCGTCCCGCGCTGCCTGCCGGTCAGTCAGCCCCCGGTTTTTCGCCTCAATGGCTGCCCGTTTTGCCCGTTGCTGCTGTGCGAATTTATCCGCCTGTTGCGCCAGCGCATTCAGGTGCTCCTGATACGTGACCTTATCGCCAAGTACAGCCAGCTGGCGTTTGTACTCCAGCGTCTCGTCTTTATGCGCCAGCAGGGATTTCTCCTGTGCGGACAGCTGGCGACGTTGTGCCGCCTCCTCCAGTACCGCGAACTGACTTTCTGCCTTCCACAAATCCCGGCGCTGCTGGCTGATTTTCTCATTCGCTCCGGCATGCTTCTCCAGCATCCGGAGTTCTGCCTGAAGCGTCAGCAGGGCAGCATGAGCACTGTCTTCCTGACGATCGCCCGCAGACACCTTCACGCCGGACTGTTTCGGCTTTTTCAGCGTCGCTTCATAGTCCTTTTTCGCCGCCGCCATCAGCGTGTTGTAATCTGCCTGCAGGATTTTCCCGTCTTTCAGTGCCTTATTCAGTTCTTCCTGACGGGCGGTATATTTCTCCAGCGGCGTCTGCAGACGTTCGTAAGCCTTCTGCGCCTCTTCGGTATATTTCAGCCGTGACGCTTCGGTATCGCTCTGCTGCTGCGCATTTTTGTCCTGTTGAGTCTGCTGCTCAGCCTTCTTTCGGGCGGCTTCAAGCGCAAGACGGGCCTTTTCACGATCATCCCAGTAACGCGCCCGCGCTTCATCGTTAACAAAATAATCATCCTTGCGCAGATTCCAGATGTCGTCTGCTTTCTTAAACGCAGCCTCTGCCTTAATCAGCATCTCCTGCGCGGTATCAGGACGACCAATATCCAGCACCGCATCCCACATGGATTTGAATGCCCGCGCTGTCCTGTCTGCCCAGGTCTCCAGCGTGCCCATGTTCTCTTTCAGGCGGCGGGTCTGGTCATCAAACCCTTTCGTTGCGGCCTCGTTCGCCGCCTGCAATGCCCCGGCTTCATCGCCGGAACGCTGCAACTGAGCAACATACGCAATCTGCTCCGCCGTCACGTTATGGAACTGGTGTGCCATCGCCGTCAGCCCCGACGTCGGGTCTGTGGTCAGCTTCCCGAAGGCTTCAGCGACCTTGTCCACCTCCACACCGGATGCAGAGGAGAAACGCGCCACACTCTGGCTGATGGACGCAATCTGAGCCTCACCGCTTACCCCCGCCTTAACCAGTGCGCTGAGTGACTCGCTGGTCTGGTTAAACGTCAGCCCTGCCGCCTGCCCGGCTCTGGACAGGACCAGCATACGATCTGCCGTCAGACCCGACTGATTACCGGAAAGGACCAGCGTTTTGTTGAAATCGGACAGGGTTGAGTTGCCCTGATACCAGGCATACGCCAGCGCCCCTGTAGCCACCGCCAGCGAGGTGGCCCCGACCATCGGCAGGGTGATCGCACCGGCAAGCCCCCTGAACATGGGGATCATCCCGCCGAAGGAGTCCTTCACCTGCCCCCCCTGTTGCAGCAGGATCAGCCACGGACTTTGCCCGCCTGCAAGCTGTGTGGTCACGTCGGTGAACTGCGCAGGCAGCATACGCATGGCGGCTTTATACTGCCCGACGGAAATCCCCGCTTTCTGTGCAGCCAGCGCCTGCCGGTTCATTGACTGTTCAACGACTGCCGCTGTTTTTTTCGCATCACTTTCCGTACCGGAAAAATGACGCCTGACTCTGGCCATCTGCTCGTCAAATCTTGCCGCATCCAGACTTAAATCAACGACCAGATCGCCTACCGGTTCAGCCATACCGGACTCCTCCTGCGATCCCTTCTGATACTGTCATCAGCATTACGTCATCCTCCGCCATGTCTGCCACATCCGGGGAAGCGGGGATCACTTCATTCCCGTCCGGGTCAAAGCGGACGCCTCCGGCAAGCCCTGCCGCTTTCTGCATCAGCACATCATCTTCAGGCTCTTCGTCAGCCTCACGCCGGTTCAGCAGACTGAAATCCAGCGGATGCATATCCGGATCGCTGAAAAACAGGCTGAGTACGGTGTACGTCAGCCCGGAAAAGTGCATATCCAGCAGAACATCATGAAAATAGTGGGTACTGTAAAAGCGGTGCCAGTCGGCATACTCCGTGGATGACATCCCGGCAAGCATGGCGCGCCAGTCGGGTCGCCCCATCTCACGCGCCAGTTTCAGGGCAAAACTCAGCTCACCGTCGAACACTTTCCCGCAGAAACAGGCTCTGCAGGCCCGGCGTCCTCTGTCTGTTCAGGGGCATTATTCACCACAAACTCATACATACCGGACAGCCGGTACACCACGTTTTCAGCATGAGAAATTGCCTCTGTGGGCCAGGTGGTAAGCACTTCCTGCTCAATCTGTTTAACGGCTTCATTCATGGAGGGCATCTGCGTCTTCTTCGGATGGTTATGCCACAGGGACATCGCCACCACAAAAGCACCGGTTCTGATGACGTCTTCCACAGTAAACTTCCGGTTGCTGTCGGATTCTGCCTGCTGTTTCATCAGGGCGAGATGCTCAATACGCTGCAGGGCTGACAGTTCAGAAAGCGTGACGGTCACGCCGTTATGTTCAAATGATTCTGTTTTCAGGAACATCGCTGACTCTCCGGATTAACTGGCGGTGACGGTGATTTCTGCAACCGCAGCAAACTCACCATTACCGGATACGACCGGAATGTTGACCTTACCTGCAGCAACGCCGTTCACGGTGATGGTCATACCACTGACCGACACGGTGGCTTTTGTTTTATCCGCAGACACCGCACGGAAGCTCTTGTCGGTTACACCTTCCGGCTGGAATGCCACGGTCAGCGTGGTGCTCTGCCCTTTCACTACGGAAGCACTGGCGGGCGTCACCGTCATGCCGGTTGCCGCCGTCACCGTACTGCGATCTTCAGCCATCGACGGGCGTCCCACATTGGTGACCTTCACCGTGCGGGTGATCACTTCCTTCGCCGTCACCGCTTTACCGATACTGCTGACCCAGCCACGGAACACATCGACCGTGCCGTTTGGGAAGCGGATTTTATAGGCACGGGTATCACCTTCATTAAACCACGCCAGCAGCGCCTGCTGCCCCTGCTCTCCGGGCATCCACGCCAGCGTGAAGCTGGTATCTCCGGCTGATTTCTGCCCCTGCCCGGTCGCAGTCCAGTCCGCATCTTCATCATCGAGATAACTGTCGTCATAGGACTCAGCGGTCAGTTCGCCGGGCGTCAGGTCTTTAACTTTTGCCAGACGCGACCAGTCAACGTCTGAAAGCGGGTTCGCATAAGGGTCACCGTTCCCCTTATAAACCCACAGTGTGGTTCCGGCCCCTTTCACCGGCATTGTAGGATTTGGTACAGGCATAGCGTCCTCACATTTCATAGGTAATGACATAAGTCAGATCGGCTGAACTCCACAGGCCCGCATCATCGTCGCGTCGGTAGTCATAGCCACTGGCCACCATACTGGTGATCAAATCTGACAGTGCCGGGATATCGCTCATCACCGGATAAATCCGGGACTCCATCCACGAATCCAGCTCTGAATCCGGCACCTGAGCAGGCAGGAAAACTTCAATATGCAGCTCCGCCTGCCAGGTATCGCTGTCCAGCTCTTCGCCCGTGTATTCAGCGCCGGTGAGATAAACGGCAATTGCCGGAAAATCCGCCTCATCAAAAACGGCGGGGCGACCATCAAAAAGCGTCGCCCCGGTGTCATGCTTCTCCAGTGCATCCAGTACGGCTGCACGGAGTTCAGTATGTTTCATCGCTTTATTACCATTCTCAGTTGATGCTGCAGCGCATAGCCCAGCTCTTTCGGAAGACGTTCACGCCGTATCCGTTCAATATTCTGTTTAAACGCCGTGGTCAGCGGCACCGCCATCGGGATTTTCACCACATCAATGGGGTAACGGTTTTTCCCGGCCACACGCTGCATGACATGCCACCGGCCATTTTTCAGTTGCTGAATAAACGCGCCGGGAATACGACGGTTTCCCACCACAAGCACGCTGCCGCCACCTTTCAGGGATGAACGCTGCCCCTTTTTACGACGCCTGCGGCGGGACAGGACAACCCGCGCATTACCCAGCTTGATTACGGGCAAATCCCCCCGGTTAACTTTGATTCTGGCCTGCGGATTTTTGACCGTGGCCCTTTTCAGCCTGGCTCTTTCCTTTACCAGTTTCCGGCGTACCTTTGTCTCACGGGCAACCTGTGACGCCGACTGCGATATCGCGGATGAAGCAACGCGGTTAATGGCCATTGCGGCGGCACCAGGCACCGCCGTTTTGCTTATACGGCTGAGGTTTTCAACGGCCTGCACAAGACCTTTTATGGCCATACATCCCCCTTTCAGCGGCGACGGTTAACGGCAGGCGGCACGCCCCGTCCAAGCCAGAGATGACAGCTTCCGCCATCATCCGGCGAAACCCGGTCTACCCAGAAGTTTTCCTCACCGATGGTCAGCGTGTCTCCACGCCGCAGCTGCCGCACATCATCAGTCCGGACAAACAGGGACGGGCTGGAGCCTTCAACGCGCACGCCCTGTCCGGCATAGCTGATATTTTCAGGGTCATCAAAAACACCACGTATTACAGCACCGGACTGCTCACCGGATGTAATGGTGGCTGACGTTCCCATGTACCCGCGTATCGTTTCATCGGCGCGGGCAATGGCAGCATCGAACAGGTTATCAAAATCAGCCACAGCGCCTCCCGCTATTGCATTCTGACCAGGCTACGCGCTGTCATTTCGGCTGCCACACCGGCAGAGACACGAAGCGCCGTTCCCGGCAGCACAAATGCCACAGGTTCATCCCGCGTGGCGTGAAGTGCATCGGTATGCAGCGTCACCAGTGCCACGACCGTGACCAGTTCAGCCGTATCCTGAATCACGGTGTCCGGCTGCGCTGATACCACCTCATTTTCATGCCCGGTCAGCGCATTTTCCTGGCTGAGAGGGGTGTCCTGACCGGCAATGTCATCCGTGTCATCAAGCTCCTCTTCCAGCTCTGCCACACGGAGCGCCAGTTCTTCTTTCGTCCCCGTCAGGCTGACATCACGGTTCAGTTGTTCACCCAGCAAGCGGAGACGGGCAATCAGTTCATCTTTCGTCATGGACTCCTCCACAGAGAGAAAATGGCCCCGAAGGGCCACGATTACGCCAGTTGTACGGACACGAACGCATCAGGGTCAGCCAGCAGCATCAGTGGTGCTGACTGAATCATGGTGAACTCACGCGCCGGATCGCCGGTGGTCACCCAGTTTTTCGGGTAGCGGGCAGAGGCGTTAATGCCTTCGCGCTGTGCGTCCGCATCCTGAATGCAGCCATAGGTGCGCAGACCGCGTGCCTGAGTGTTCCCCAGCACCATCGTGTTGTCCGGCAGGAAGTTCTTTTTGACGTCGTTTTCCACGTACTGTCCGGAATACACGACGATCGCCATATCGCCATACATCCCCTTGTAGGACACCGCTTCGCCCAGGTCTTTCACCGCTGTCTCCAGCTCGGAATGAGAGCCGCGACGGGTATCCAGCTTCTCCTTGACGGCCTTGAAGGAACGGAACAGCGCCCAGCCTTTCGGATCAAACACGATGATATTCACCACACCGCTGGCGTTCAGCGCGTAGGCTTCGATATCGTCGGTCGGGTCATACGTGGACTTGTCGCGCTTGCTCCACTCCGTGCCACCGGACTGTGTGATGTTGTTCGCCGCACTGCGCCCCATATCCACCTCAACCGGATCAAAGGCTTCACCGGTCATGGTGTATTTGCCCTTAAGCACGGCAGAAACTGCCTGCATCTCTTCGACCTGGGCAATGGCCAGCTCTTCATCACGCATGTTCTGCATGATGATGCGACGGCGGCGGTAAGCCGGGTCCGCCAGATTCTGCGGATCTTCATCCGGCAGGCGACGCAGGGTCATCTGCGGATTCACCTCATGCTTCGGCTTGACATATCCCGGCGTAAATTCAGAGGTGGAGCCGCCACGGGAACGGATAACCTCACCGGAAACAATCGGCGAAACGTACAGCGCCATGTTTACCAGTCCCGGAATTTGTGAGAGATAGACTTTCTCCGTGGTGAAGGGATAGCTCTCACGGAAAAAGAGACGCAGAAACAGCGGATCAAACTTAAATTTCTGCTCATTTGCCGCCAGCAGTTGGGCGGTTGTGTACATCGACATAAAAAAATCCCGTAAAAAAAGCCGCACAGGCGGCCTTTAGTGATGAAGGGTAAGGTTAAACGATGCTGATTGCCGTTCCGGCAAACGCGGTCCGTTTTTTCGTCTCGTCGCTGGCAGCCTCCGGCCAGAGCACATCCTCATAACGGAACGTGCCGGACTTGTAGAACGTCAGCGTGGTGCTGGTCTGGTCAGCAGCAACCGCAAGAATGCCAACAGCAGCGCCATCGGTGGTGCCATCCCACGCAACCAGCTTACGGGTGGCGGTGTCCAGCATCAGCGGGGTCATTGCAGGCGCTTTCGCACTCAATCCGCCGGGCGCGGTTGCGGTATGAGCCGGGTCACTGTTGCCCAGCGGCTGGTAATGGGTAAAGGTTTCTTTGCTCGTCATAAACATCCCTTACACTGGTGTGTTCAGCAAATCGTTAACGGCATCAGATGCCGGGTTACCTGCAGCCAGCGGTGCCGGTGCCCCCTGCATCAGACGATCCAGCGCAGTGTCACTGCGCGCCTGTGCACTCTGTGGTGCTGCGGCCAGAATGCGGCGGGCCGTTTCCACGGTCATACCGGGGGTTTCTGCCAGCACGCGTGCCTGTTCTTCGCGTCCGTGAGCCTCCTCACAGTTGAGGATCCCCATAATGCGGCTGTTTTCTGCCGCAACCGCTGCGGTGATCTGCGCGTTCACGTCCGGCTGCGCCGCGCTGGCGTTTTCGCCCTCCGTAGCTGGCACCACGTCAGTAACGTCAGCCTGCGAAGCGGTGGCTGAAACAGTTGTTGATTGAGTCTCTTTGGTCATTCGCCCTCCTGAGAGACGGGATTTACGTGCATCCAGTGCATCACGCATGACGGTGATCGCATCGGTACTGTTAACAAGTTCATCAGCCAGTCCGGCATCAATGGCCTCCTGACCGCTGTACACTGCAGCCTCGGTATCCAGCACAGCCTGCACGGACAGGCCGGTATATGCCGACACCTTCTGCGCAAACATCTGGCGGGTTGCATCCATCCGGGACTGCAGTGTCTCCCGGACGTCATCCGGAAGATGGCTGTAGGGGTTGCCATCCACCTTATGGCTGCCGCTGTAAATCAGCGTGATTTCCACACCCTGTTTCTCCAGCGCAGCACCGTAATTACTGTGAGCCATCATGACGCCGATGGAGCCTGTCCGGGCGGTCTGCGTGACCAGACGCCGGGAGGCGGCACTGGCAAGCAGCTGACCTGCACTGCAGTTCATATCGTTGGCCAGCGCCCATACCGGTTTTATGTCACGCACACGGGCGATGATGTCAGCGCAGTCAAATGCTCCCGCCACCATTCCGCCTGGCGTGTCCATATCGAGCAGAATGCCGTCCACCATCGGGTCGCTGGCAGCCTGTTGCAGACGGGCAATAATGCCGTTGTAACCGGTCATCCCCGAGTACGGCTGCAGCGCCCGCGTCCGGCTGACCAGCGTGCCGGACACCGGCAGCACGGCGATGCCGTTCATGACCTGATAACTGCGGGCCTGTCGTGGTCCGTCATCATCACCGGATAATGCCAGCGTCGCGGGTGCCTCCTGGGCAGTCAGGCTGTCGCCGGACACCGCATCTGTCAGGCGGCTGATCCCAAGCTGGCCTGCAAGCGCACAAAAGAAAACCCGCGCATAGGCGGGTTCAAGCATCAGCGGCTCATTAAAGGCCATGCTGGCAATATGCGGGAGATTACGCAGCTCTGCTGTCACTCTTCTCCTCCTCTGTTGATTGTCGCAGCCCGGATTCAAATGCTGCAGCCGCCCAGGCGGGCGGTTTAAGACCAGCCGCGCGGCGCTCCATCGTTTCACGGACCTGCTGGGCAAAAATTTCCTGATAGTCGTCGCCGCGTTTTGCGCACTCTTTCTCGTAGGTGCTCAGTCCGGCTTCTATCAGCATCACCGCTTCCTGTACTTCTTTCAGACCATCGATGGCCATACGACCGGAGCCTATCCAGTCACAGTTCCCCCAGGCACTGCGGGCTTCCTGAAAACTGAAGCGCGCTTTTGAAGGTAACGTCACCACGCGGCGAACGATGGCCTCTTCCAGCCAGCACAGAAACATCTGGCTCGCCTGACGGGATGCGACGAATTTTCGCCGCCCCATAAAGTGCGCCCACGACTCGTTCGCGCTGGCCCGTGCCGTGGAGTAGCTCATCTGAGCGTAATTCCGGGAAAGCTGCTCATACGAGACACCCAGCCCGGCAGCGATATACCGCAGCAGTGACTGCTCAAACACGGAGTAGCCGTTATCCGTGTCCTGAGCCGTCTGCAGGTTCAGTGAGTCACCCGGCATCAGGTGCGGTACTTTTGCGCCTCCCAGCCGGACCGGCGCTGCGGCGTAATACGCGGCAATTTCACCAATCCAGCCCGTCAGCTTGTCCCGCTGCTCCTGACTGTTCGCGCCCAGAATAAAATCCATCGCTGACTGCGTATCCAGCTCACTCTCAATGGTGGCGGCATACATCGCCTTCACAATGGCGCTCTGCAGCTGCGTGTTCTGCAGCGTGTCGAGCATCTTCATCTGCTCCATCACGCTGTAAAACACATTTGCACCGCGAGTCTGCCCGTCCTCCACGGGTTCAAAAACGTGAATGAACGAGGCGCGCCCGCCGGGTAACTCACGGGGTATCCATGTCCATTTCTGCGGCATCCAGCCAGGATACCCGTCCTCGCTGACGTAATATCCCAGCGCCGCACCGCTGTCATTAATCTGCACACCGGCACGGCAGTTCCGGCTGTCGCCGGTATTGTTCGGGTTGCTGATGCGCTTCGGGCTGACCATCCGGAACTGTGTCCGGAACAGCCGCGACGAACTGGTATCCCAGGTGGCCTGAACGAACAGTTCACCGTTAAAGGCGTGCATGGCCACACCTTCCCGAATCATCATGGTAAACGTGCGTTTTCGCTCAACGTCAATGCAGCAGCAGTCATCCTCGGCAAACTCTTTCCATGCCGCTTCAACCTCGCGGGAAAAGGCACGGGCTTCTTCCTCCCCGATGCCCAGATAGCGCCAGCTTGGGCGATGACTGAGCCGGAAAAAAGACCCGACGATATGATCCTGATGCAACTGGATGGCGTTGGCGGCATAGCCGTTATTGCGTACCAGATCGTCTGCGCGGGCATTGCCACGGGTAAAGTTGGGCAGCAGGGCTGCATCCACACTTTCACTCGGTGGGTTCCACGCCCGCAACTGCCCACCAAATCCGCTGCCACCGCCGTGATAACCGGCATATTCGCGCAGCGATGTCATGCCGTCCGGCCCCAGAAGGGTGGGAATGGTGGGCGTTTTCATACATAAAATCCTGCAGGTCCCCTGCGTCGCTGTGTCATGCCGGTCTGCACTTCCAGCTCTGCAATATATTTTTTCAGGTCAGACACGGAAGTGGCCGTAAACTCCACCCTTCGTCCGTCTTTCTGTACTGTTGCCACCCGTTTACCTGTCATCAGGTCATGCAGTGCCGCACGGGCAGCGGCAAGTTCTTCCTGTCGCGTCATTCATCCTCTCCGGATAAGGCACGGGCGTAATCTGCCAGTGTTTTCTTGTTGGTTGCTGCACTATCCTCTTCCTGCAGGCTCGCCAGCAGTGCACTGAGATCCAGTTGCCAGCGGGAAATACTGATGCGCAGCGCCGCCAGCGCATAAACGAAGCAGTCGAGTGCCTCATTGCGTCGCTTTTTGCTGTCCCACAGTATTTTTTTCCTGCCATCCACCCATTTTTCGACCTGCTCTTCAGCAGTCAGCTGCTGCGCTTCGGTCAGATCAAAAATATCCGGGTTATTCGGGAAGTGAACGGCACCGGGAAGCGGTTCATCCCCTTCCGGCGTCAGTGTGAAGCGGTTATAAATCTGCTCTTTCGCGGTATCCGTACCGATTTCGGTAAGGTAAACCCCGTTTTTGTTTCGCTTACGTGGCATGCTGGCCACCGGCTTACCGTAGACGGATGCCCCTTTAATGGGGATCACCCGGAACAGCCCATGCTTTTTCGAGCGTTCATACACAATGGTCGGGTCAATCCCGCCAGTATCCCAGCAGATACGGGATACCGACATTTCTGCACCATTCCGGCGGGTATAGGTTTTATTGATGGCCTCATCCACACGCAGCAGCGTCTGTTCATCATCGTGGCGGCCCATAATAATCTGCCGGTCAATCAGCCAGCTTTCCTCACCCGGCCCCCATCCCCATACGCGCATTTCGTAGCGATCCAGCTGGGAGTCGATACCGGCAGTCAGGTAAGCCACACGGTCAGGAACGGGCGCTGAATAATGCTCTTTCCGCTCTGCCATCACTTCAGCATCCGGACGTTCACCGATTTTCGCTTCCCATGTCTCACCGAGCGTGGTGTTCACGAAGGTTTTACGTTTTCCCGTATCCCCTTTCGTTTTCATCCAGTCTTTGACAATCTGCACCCAGGTGGTGAACGGGCTGTACGCCGTCCAGATGTGGAAAGTCACGCTGTCCGGCGGCTCAATCTCTTCACCGGATGACGAAAACCAGAGAATGCCATCACGGGTCCAGATCCCGGTCTTTTCGCAGATATAACGGGCATCAGTAAAGTCCAGCTCCTGCTGGCGGATGACGCAGGCATTATGTTCGCAGAGATAAAACACGCTGGAGGGATCATCCGGCGTCCATTTGAGGCCAAACGGCGTCTCTTTATCGCCAAATTTAAGGTACTGCTCCTCCCCGCAGTGCGGGCAGGCAACATGAAAACGCATAAAATGCGGGGATTCACTGGCTGCACGCTCAATCTGACAGGTGCCTCTCACTTTGGGCGTGGAGCCACGGATGGACTTTGGCCAGACCGAGCCTTCAATACGCTTGTCACCCAGGAACGTCGGAGAGCCTTCCTGTTCAATATCATCATCAAAGGCAGCAAGTTCATCATAACCCGCCACATCCACCGACTTTTCACGGTAGTTTTTTGCCGCTTTACCGCCCAGACACCAGAAGCCACGACCATTGGTGAAACGCTTCATGGTGAGCGTGTTATCCCGGTGCTTTTTGCCATACCACGGAGCCAGCGCCAGCAGCGACGGAATATCGCGGATGGTCGGCTCAACGTGGGTTTTCATAAAGTTTTCGGCATCGCCATCCGTCGGCAACCAGATAAGGGTGTTACGCTGCTTATGCTCTATGAAGTAGGCATAAACACCCAGCAGCATTTTGGAATAACCAACACGGGCAGACTTCACCACATTCACCTCGCGGATGTAGTCGCTGCCCATCGCATTCATGATGGCCCGCTGAAAGGGCAGTGTTTCCCAGCGCCCTTCCTGGTATGCGGATTCTTTCGGGAGATAGTAACTGGCATCCGCCCATTCAACGGCGGTCTGTGGCTCCGGCCTGAACAGTGAGCGAAGCCCGGCGCGGACAAAATGCCGCAGCCTGTTAACCTGACTGTTCGATATATTCACTCAGCAACCCCGGTATCAGTTCATCCAGCGCGGCTGCTTTGTTCATGGCTTTGATGATATCCCGTTTCAGGAAATCAACATGTCGGTTTTCCAGTTCCGGAAAACGCCGCTGCACCGACAGGGGGATCCCGTCGAGAATACTGGCAATTTCACCTGCGATCCGCGACAGCACGAAAGTACAGAATGCAGTTTCCACCACTTCAGCGGAGTCTCTGGCATTTTTCAGCTCCTGTGCGTCGGCCTGCGCACGCGTAAGTCGATGGCGTTCGTACTCAATAGTCCCTGGCTGGAGATCTGTCTCGCTGGCCTGCCGCAGTTCTTCAACCTCCCGGCGCAGCTTTTCGTTCTCAATTTCAGCATCCCTTTCGGCATACCATTTTATGACGGCGGCAGAGTCATAAAGCACCTCATTACCCTTCCCACCGCCTCGCAGAACGGGCATTCCCTGCTCCTGCCAGTTCTGAATGGTACGGATACTCGCGCCGAAAATGTCAGCCAGCTGCTTTTTGTTGACTTCCATTGTTCATTCCACAGACAAAAACAGAGAAAGGAAACGACAGAGGCCAAAAAGCCCGTTTTCAGCACCTGTCGTTTCCTTTCTTTTCAGGCGGTGTTTTAAATAAAAACATTAGGTTACGGCGAAGAAGAACGGAAACGCCTTAAACCGGAAAATTTTCATAAATAGCGAAAATCCGCGCGCCTTCCGCCCCGTAGTCTGCCGGATTGCCGGAAAGGACCCGCCAGCCATTCGGGTTTACTTCACAATGGGATTTAATATCTGAACGACCAAAGTCGTGCGACCACGGTCGCACAGACCTGAATACACGTCCTGTTTCTTCCACCCCCGCACAGGACTGGCGAGCATGAGGGACACCCCCGCGAATCATAAACGCGGTAAAAACCCGGTGTGCATCGTTTTTGATTATTCCCGCACACTCGCGCAGAAGGAGTTCCCCGTCGGGCTACGGTCATGGTTAATGCGGGAATACAGCGACGATACAGCGCATGATGTGTCAGGCTTGAATACCTTTATCCGTTAAAAGGGATATCAGTTAAGTTATCCCGTGTAGGGTATAAGCCATTATCAAGCCCACCAGTAGATGGGCTTTGTAATGGCTACTTCGCTTTTGCTTCCGCTCGCTTACGCCGGCGCTCTTCTTTCCTCTCGGCTTTTGCCATGTCCATGAATGCCTGCATGATCGAGTTCCGCATCATGTAGCTAACAAAGTGATGATTGACACAGCCGTTGAGGCGCAGCTGCTCTCCAAACTCATCCACCGAGGCCAATGCTTCCATCATGCCCTTCTCGCCTTTCATGAACTCTGAGAAGTCGCGCCCCGCTCTGGAGGCGCATTCAATGACACGATCACTCATCCCGGAAGCCCGGGGATCGTTATCTGCAGCTGGTTAGCCAGGGAGTTAATCTCAGCGACCAACACTGGCTTCGTATAGCGCCATGCCGCCAGCCCTTGTCCACAGAAGCTCGCCATATCTTTTTTCTGATCAAACTCATGACACTTCATATTGAGCTGCGCACTTAAGCTGTTGCGATGCTGAAGTTCTCCGGTGAAGTAGTCATCCAGGACTTTATAGGCTGCATATTTAAATCCGGGGTTTAGCCATGCTGCATAATCATAAGCAACAAACTTCCCGCCATATGTTCCACCGTGTACACCGCGCTCAGTAAAAACCACAGATTCGTGGTTTTTCTCCAGCTCGGCTAAGAACTCTTTGGTCTGCTTGTTTCGCAGGTAGTGGTACGGAGATTCAGATTCACTTTTACCACTGGCTTTCCACATATCAGTGAGGCAGATCATGCCATCTTCACCGATACGAATTGGTTGATTGAAGAGGGTTAATGATTTCATAGCGTGTACCTACTCTTTGAAATGAACCTTTGCCGCACAGGAAACCAGCCCACCGAGGCTCGCCAGCACTAACTGGTATCCTCAAAGGCCCATTCCAAAGGGGCAGGTTCGGTATAAAAAACATGCGTTGCGGTACGCATTTATTGCAAAAAGCCCCGCATCGCGAGGCTCATTAAATTGACTTTGTGATTTGCAAAAAAATTATTTCAGGCATTGCGTCCTGATGTACTCCTGCAGGTAGTTAACCTGCGCGGTTATCCTGTCGATTCCACTTCTGAGACGGTAATAATTGAGTTCAGCATCTGCTGTAAGTCCTGGGCTTTCTCCATCGCCCATGCTGCTGGCTCCGGTCGTTGACTTTGCACAGGTGGCGGCGACTTGCAGGCGCTTACGCCCAGCAGAAACATCAGCACGGAGACTTTCGATAGTCGCGTTAGCATCAGCAAGCTCCTTTGTGTATCTGGCGTCGAGTTCTGCTACATCACGTTGACGCTTCTGCATATCAGCGATGATGGATGTGGCTTTATCGCGCTGGTCTTTGTAGGCGATGGCGTTATCACGGTAATGATTAACAGCCCATGACAGGCAGACGATGATGCAGATAACCAGAACGGAGATAATCGCGGTTACCCTGCTCATTGTTGCCCCCACAAACAGACCTCACGCTCAATCTCACGACGAGTCATCAGGCCTTTCCATTGCTTAGCGCCAGCGTATGTCCAGCGACGTAGCTGGTCACATGCGCCCTTGATATCGCCCTGGTTTATTTTGCGAAGAAGAGTAGATGTTCTGAAATTGCCTGCGCCCACGTTATAGACGAACGAGTAAAGAGCGCCGCGCGTTGTTTCCGGTATATCGACTTTGATGTACGGGTTAATTTGTCTGGCGACAGTGGCAAGGTCTTTATTCAGGAGGGCTTTGCATTCTGCTTCGGTATACGTTTTACCGAGCATAATGTCTTTTCCGGTGTGCCCGTAACATACAGTCCATACGCCAACGATATCTTTATATGGTATGTAGCTGACACCTTCCAGACCATCGTCACCACTCGGACCAGTGATGAGCACAGACGCTATGGCAACAGCCCCACCACCAATAGCAGCTGCAACAGCCTTGCGTAATGATGGCGACATTATTCACCTCTCGCAGCCTTACGCTTATCTTCTTTAATCTTGAAATAAAGGTTTGTCAGGTACGTCAGCAGGCCAAATACCAGACTACCCAGCACACCTATTGCCGCCCACTGTGATGGCGTGACTTTATCGAGCAACTGTAAAAACCAGTAGCCAGCACTGCCTGCAGAGGTGCCATAGGCGACACCTGTTGTTAACTTATCCATTGATTTCATATCCTCACCCCGATGTACACGGATGGTGCAATATGTTTGAAAAGATCGGAGTCTACGGGTTAGTTTTTACAGCAAACGTTGTTCTCAACGACGCTCAAAAAACAGAAAATTAAAATAATGTGGTTAAATATTTTAAAAGAAAAACCATCTATTAAATAATAATGCGGGATATATTTTTCTATTTAGTGTAATGTGTACGGCCATTTATACAGGAAAAGCCTATGTCAGAACGTAAAGACTCAAAATCACGCCGTAATTATCTCGTAAAATGTTCCTGCCCAAACTGTACCCAAGAATCAGAACACAGTTTTTCTAGAGTACAAAAAGGTGCCCTTTTGATCTGCCCTCATTGCAACAAAGTATTCCAAACAAATCTTAAAGCTGTTGCCTGAGTGTTTTGATTACTTACAAAGAGTTTTTATATTTTAATAATATATTTAAATCAGATAATAAAAAACCCGCCTGCGCGGGTTTGAGATTGTGATGCTTTTTGTGGTAGTTACCCACTTACGCACTTTGTATTGCTATGCCAGCAGTTAGCTTCTACTGTAAAACTATTCATGCAGCAAACCTGCACTTCACCACAAAATGGGATTCAATACCCACAACTCTATCTGCATCTCTACTCAGGCATCAGCCTTCTTCGTTATCGTATACAGACAAGCTATGAGTTTTAATCAGTAATAATGACATTTGCTGCTGCAGGACCTTTAGCACCACTCTCTACAGAGAAGGTAACCTTTTGGCCTTCAAATAAGGTTCGATAATTATCATTCTGAATTGCAGAAAAATGCACAAACACATCTTTACTACCATCAACAGGAGAAATAAAGCCAAAACCTTTATCAGCGTTAAACCATTTTACTAAACCAGTCATTTTATTTGACATTCTACATTCCTTAACTTGAGCCTTTCGGCATAAATGATTTGTATAACAGAAACGACTTCATACTTAATTGGAGAGACTCAAAGAAGGAATAAGTGAATAACACCTGAAATGAGAACTGCTTTAGTAAACTACTTCGTATATCGTCTGTTCTTCAAACCGACGCAGCCATTAACGCATAGTTGTACACTTGGAAGCAATGTTTATTTTAGACATCCAGCCACCTCCCCATTTAAAACACAAAAACCCGCTCATTAGCGGGTTTTCTACTTTTTCTCAACACCGGACATACAAAGCCCATCGTTGAGAAAATCCTATCCATATTTTTTGAAAAATGCAAGCATCATGTCGATATCTTCGGCGAAGATTATTTATCTTGTCACTTTTCTCAACTGTGCTTCTGCATATGCTTCTTCCTGCCAGCACTTTGTAACCAGTTTATCAATAACATCAGCATACCCCTTGTACCACTGATAATCCGTCAGGTCCGGTACCAGTTTCTGGACATGATGCCGCGCCAGTGTGGTTGGTAAACGGCTAAACCGGTTTCCATTGCAACGCCCACAAATCTTATAAACAGGCGTGCCATGAAGCCGGGTCCTTTTTTCATCCAGGACAATACCTTTACCCTTACACCCTCTGCACGCTGTGCTGACTTCTCCCTTACCATGACAATGCTGACATAGTTCCTTCACCCACTCTTCCTTGATAACGGATTCCCCGCTTCTGGAATGTTTCACCACTTCGCGCAATACATTATGAAATCCCGTACCAGCACAATGCTCACAGCGAGCCTTACTTGCCGCAGACCTGGAATAATCAGCAAAGGCAAAATTCACGAGGTAAGGAATAATCTGTAACCGTGTTTCTGCACTCAATTTATTCAATGTCGGGTTATCCAGTGCCATCGCGTAATTGAGCAGACCTTCAATCGCAAACTGAGGGTCCTGAACACCAACTTTTGCCAGGAATAAGGCAAACCCAAGCGGTGCTTTCGACTGCACCATCCCCTGCGCAGCCATCACATCCGTAATTGATAAACCACCTGAGTCTGTCGCCGGTGCGTCATCGCTCAATTTTGGAGATTTTGGGGAGTAATATTTTGGTAAGGCCTCAAGATTCATTCTCGCTCTCCATTTACACCAGCACGCCAATTGGCAGCAAAAAACAATAAAACGGCATCAACCGATCGTTATCTCTGGCTACATACAATTGTCTCTGCCAGTGTTTTGGCGTAATTCTTCAGTATCCGGTAATCGGTCAAAACAGAACCGGGAAACGATATAAGCGCAGGCGCACCCAGCGGTAGCGAAGGAGTTCTGCCATATATGACTCACACATCATTCATCCCCCAGTTCGGTGATGATCAGTTCCAGCTTTCCACCCTTGGTAACGGGCATTTTCACAACGCGATAATCAACGACCTGAGCATCATCCAGCCAGAAACCTGCTTTGGTGAGTGCGTCAAAAGCTGCTTTTTGCAGATTATCCAGGTCACGGCGACGGCGATCCGGCATGTGGCACTCAATACGGATTTTCACTGGCATAGCCAGACCGATATCCAGCATGGAGCCTTTGATGATTCGGGCGACGTTATCGCGGTATACCTGCCCCTCTGCGCTGATGTGCGTGCGCCCGCGATTATGGCGGTAGTAGCGGTTATTGCTCGGCGGCCAGGGTAGTGTGATGTAGTAAGTATTCACTCCTTGATTACCCCCTCTTTCAGCCAGATAACCTGCGTTCTCGCCATACCTTCCAGCGCGCATTCTTTTGCATACTCAGCATCGACAAAATGTGTGCGGCGGTCGATTTCGTCGTGACAGGCAGAACATGCAATGGTGGCAATCAGGTCTGGCGGTTTGATACCGGTACCGCACAATCCAGCCAGCCGGATATGTGCCAGTACAGACGTTTCAGAATTGCCATTACATACGCCAGGGATTCTTACCTGGCATTCCCGACCACGCGCTGCTTTTCTCAAATCAGCCATGATTCCTCCTTGCTGCCAGTCGCAACCATTTTTTATCAACCAGGCTGGCGGTATATCCGAGCAGTGTTGGTATTTCGGATGGCTTCAGCTCAGGTTTACGCTTACGACGATTTGGTACTTTGTAGATGTGTCCGTTCATGACACGAATAAGCGGTGTAGCCATTACGCCTCCTGCTTATCACGCAGCAGCTGATACTCGCAGCTCTGCGGAATAGTCAGGTGGCAGCCAATACTCATCGCCCAGGCTTCAACCTTACTCAGGAAGACATACATCTCTCCGGTATCAAGATCGGAGGTATGGCGTAACGACTGGATAGTAGTGATTTCGCCGGTTACGACATCAACCAGGTCCTTGGTTTCATAACCGAGGTATGTGTGTTTGAGAGCATCTTTTACCCATGCTGCGGTAGCGAACGATTTCCCCCTGCTGATGAGGTATTCACTGATTTCGCTGTACCACATGTGGCTGAGTGCATTCTGGGAAAGACTGCGTCTCTCCCGCCACGGTTTAAGCACCATGCGAAAGCATTTTCCATCCTCCAGATAAGGCTGGATCTGCTGACCGATAGCGGTGAAGTTACCGCGATGCAATTTGATGCCGTCTTGTGGGAGGTTCACGCTTCACCTCCGCAGAGGTCAAACGTTGGATGCAAAAAATCGCAGGTGCATTTCTGCATCTGTGAAGGGAGAAGAGAGTTTGGATTGTGTGTGCGCATAAACGTCCCCGTTTAGCGCAGAAGTCACCGGAGGTGTTCAGGCTCCGATGACATGATTATGGCGAGTTGATTATGGAAAATCAATTGAAGATGAAATTCAACAATGCCCCATGGTGCTATGGCGCTCAATTAATTATATAACTTCAGAGAAAACTGATAACCCATTGATGATCACATTAGCTCAGACTAAGAAGACTGACAACGGGGACGAACATGAACAGCAACGCCTGACATAGGTAAATCTCAAAAGCGAATCATATAATCCTTACCCCATCACTCAGAGACATCGCATAATAACATTCATACCACTATATAACCTCCAAATAACAACAACAATTCATTGGTTGCATTAATATCAGCGTGTTCCGTTGTTCAGGAATAAAACTTTTTATTTAACAAACAAAGAGAGTTCAATGATGAGCAAAATTACAGGCGTGTTAGTTGATAGCCATATCTATGATATTAAAAATGATATGGAGAGTGGTTACTGTTTCCCTAACAGTTTGTTCCCAGGAGCAACCTTCAAGATGGTCATTGATAATGACCCTATTAATAATGACAAGGTAAAATGGACCTGTAGCACTAATGCAGACAATAATGTTCTGGCGGTTAGCCAGGATGGCACAGTAACTTTTCCGGGCGTAGATGAAAAGTGCGTTGGGAAGATTTTTGTCATTTTCGCCACTGATAAATCAACAAACAAATCTGCCGGCATCTATGTTTTTATTGTGAAGCGTTTTTTCAAATACAGCATTGAACTTTATAACTCAGTTAAAGATATTTTACCGTGGATTGAAAACATGAACGGGAATTTTCCTGAGGCACGTGACATCTATAGTTACGATTATGATAACTATAGTGGACCGCATATTATCAATCGAGAAGTTAACGCAGGGCTTTACCAGGAATGGGGCACGTTATCTAATAGTGGATGGGACGCAAGTTGTGAGCTTGAGGGTATTTGTAGCATTTACGCTTTTGATAAAGACAATAATACTTATTATTGCCTGCGTGATTATGGAGAAATAGAGTGTATTGATCGTTTTTGCGTCGCTCAGGCAGTTGCATCCTACGGAGAATCCATCGACTGATTGTGTTTTTTTCAACTATCATTTGCATTATTACAGCGTAAAGATTCACTGAAATTATAAAATTTAACTTGCGCAAAACCACCCGTTCAGCGGGTGGTTCTCATTTTTATCCACTATGTATATGAAGCTTAAAAAAATAAACGGACTTAAGCGCTCCTTTTTATATTGCTACAAACAATTAATTCTCGACACCTAATAACTAAAGCCCCGCCCCCATATACCGCCAATACCCGTTTCATAACAAAATGCTGGTGACATTTCTCACCGGAAACTTTATTGCTACTGCTCAGAACGCAAATGCGGCAATACTCGGCTCCACTTATCATCCTGCCACGGCTGGAATCTTACATGTGCCGTTTCTCTGGCAAGGATTTCGCGCGCCTTATGTAGTATCTGGGGATATTCTTGCTCAATAGAAGTAAAGCGACCGGCTTCGCGATGCTCCGCAACCTGAAGAAGTGGAGTAACATTCTGGCAGGCGGTTAACATCACATCCCCTGCTCGCCATAACCAGGCGAGTGTGCAAAGTTCGTTATCAGTGAATTGTTTTGTGATTGGGGATTGTTGAACTTCTCGATCGAGAATATCCAGAACCCAGCGGCGGAATTCTTTGGCTACAGGAGTGCGGGCGAACATAGCGATCAAATGGGCACCACGGAGGGAGAAAATGCGTATTGTTTTCTGGTAGTTCCCTGAGACACTCAAATTGAGGGTCTCAGTCATATCTGCCCTAAATTCATCGGAATTTCGATCGTAGATCTGAGTTACGGCATCAGATTTTTTATATCCGAGAGCTTGAGCAATCTCAACGGCAGTAAGCCAGATACTGTTGTTGTGTTTAACAGGATGGAATTTTGTTTGATGAAAGACTAGTTGTGTGCTCATGATGATTACCTATAAATCAAGTTAACCACCACCGCTGACGCCAATCAGTTTGGTGGTGAGACATGTAGGGTTGGCGTAACCGGGGTAATCAACCGGCCCGACCGAAGTCGGCCCTACACGCCCCACCATAATTCAGATGTGCGTATGCTTACGACAATAAAAAACACGCTCGCGGCGTGTAGTAGTCGCGATTACCTTATCCGGGACGCCAATCCCGTGTGCCGATTTTGCGGCAACGCACAGAATATAGCGCCAGATATTAGTTATCGTCAACCTCACTGATTTCCTCCCCCCGCCGCATAAACAAATAAAACCCGCTTCATCGCGGCACTCTGGCGACACTCCTTGAAAATCAGATTCGTGCTCACCTTTCCTTCCCGTTCTTCCCTGGTAGCGAACCTGTAATACACCGTTCGCCAGACCTTACCATCAATGACCAAGATTCCTGCCCGCGCCATTTTAGCCGCAGCCTGATTTATGCTGGTTACTGTTGCGCCTGTTACCTCAGCAACGTCCTGCGCACAGAAGCTCTTATGCGTCCCCAGGTAATGAATAATTGCCTCTTTGCCCGTCATACACTCGCCCCTTTCAGCCCAAACTTCGCTTTGATTTCGGCGATCTTCGCCAGCGCCTGAACACGATTAAGCGGCCTGCCACCCATGACAGGAAGTTGTTTTACTGGTTCAGGTATCGCCTCTCCACGGTTAATTCGCGCGGTCATACAGGCCAGTTCATCGGCAGCCTTGCGCCGTAATTCCGCATCAGTAAGCGCATTGGCCCGCATGTTCTGGTACAGGTTGGTAACCAGCCAGTAGTGCGCGTTTGATTTCCACGGATAAGACTCTGCATCTGGATACAGGCCACGCTTCCGGCAATACTCATAAACCATATCAACCAGCTCGCTGACGTTTGGCAGCCCGGCGTTAACGGATGCTTCTTCCCGGCACCAGGCGACAAACTGCCCGGGTGATGGCAGGAATGGTCGATTCTGCCGACGGGCTACGCGCATTCCAGCGTTAACCTGTTCCATCGTGGTGATCCCATTTTCCCGGAAAGCCAGAACCCACTGGCGGCGGATTTCGTTCAGTTCGTTCTGGTCACGGTTAGCCAGGCTCGCCGGGAAAGTTGCCAGTAACTGGCTGAACACACCGTTGATGATCTGCGCTACCTGCTGTACCTGCGGCTTTTCGTCGTACTGTTCCGGCATGTTGTTGGCGATCCGGCGCATCTGCTCACGGTCAAAGTTAACCATCTGTGCGGCGATGTTTTTCATAAATCCACCCCATAAATCCAGTCAGTGTTCGTCAGGTCGAGTTTTGATTTTCCGGCTGTCACGCCGGCCTGTTGCTTGTTACGGTTGATTTCGAGTTGGGTCCACTTTTCGCGGAGTTTGGCCGGACTTAGCACGTTACCGGACCAGAAGTTGTCCTGGCATGCCCAGCGGAACAGCACGCACATGTCGCGGTGGTTACGTCCGTCACGTTCACGCATCAGGCGGATATCGTTAGCCCACCCTGCAAAATTCGGTTTTCTGGCTGATGGCGCGATGGTCTTCACCATGTCAAACATCCACTCTGCGGCGGTCAGGTCTTCTGCTGTCCCCCACTTGCTGCCGCTCTGAATCGCAGCATCCGGTTTCACCACAGGAAGGTCGTTTTCTGGCTGGTCAGAGGATTCGCCAGAATTCTCGGACGAAAAAGGTTTTATATTGTCTTTTGTTAGTTTGTCTTTTGTGTTTACCTGATTCGGGTAAACGTCTTTACCTGATTTGGGTAAACTTTACTTACCTGATTCAGGTAAATTTACCTCTTTCAGGTAAACTTTATTTTTCTTACCTGATTCGGGTAATGTTGACCATTCACTGACCACATTATTAATGCCGATATTCCGCCCGCTCTGAATAAGAATCCCACGCTTTACCAGAACGCTTTTTGCAGCAGAACACTTGTGCGGCAATATCCCGGTCAATTCGGAAAGTTGCTCGTTGCTCACCCAATCCAGTTTTTTATTAAAGCCATATGTTTTGCGCATGACAGCCAGGAAGACCAGAAGCTGGTGCTGTGTTAATCCGGCCAGCATCACAGCTTCCAGCAACTCATTTGCAATGCGCGTATAACCATCATCGAGATCTGCCACGCGCGGCTCCTTTTGTGCCACATCCGGCACTGGAAAATTGAATATCTCAGCAGTGTTTGCCATAATTCCTCCCGCAATGAGTGTGTTACGATTTGCACCTGAAAGTCGGTTCTGTTCGCGCAGACCGGCTTTCGCCATTTCTGAACCTGTCATATTGCCCCCAGCATGGTGGTGACCATCGCCATCAGTGGACCAGCCAAATCCGGGTCCACACGAAACATCGACACAATGCCTTCACTCATCTCCTTCAGTTTCTGGTGGCGTGGTGCGTTGAGAATGACAGCCTGTTTTGCCTCACTGAGTTCCTTTTCCATTTCAGCCAGCCGAGCCATGAAGCTATCCTGCTCAACCAGGTGGCCGCGATATTCCAGCGGTAGTACCGCCAGAATTGCCGGGGTCAGTTCACGCACGTTATTTCGGTATTTTTCAGAATCGAATTTGTTATCGAGGAAGCGGAACAGCTTCTGGCGTGCACGGCTGACATCATCAGGAAAATCGATAGTGCCGCCGCCCTGCTCCCGATACTCATTCACAATGAGTGCGGCAACAACATCCTGATTATCTGCAGCCGACCAGGCGCGAACGGCATCACGGATTTTTTCGTGGCCTGGCGCCTGTTTTGTTTGAGAACGATTTATCAGCGCAGCCGGGGTAATTCCGCTAGTCTGTTGGTATGTAATTGGTTGCATAATTGATTCCTTTAGTTTGAATTGACTGTTAATCAGTCTGTTAAGTTGATTGCTTATTGTTAAAGAGCGTGAAATGGAAATTTAAGCTGCGTTCTTTTCGGTGTGTGGAAACAACTTCGGAAGGTCCGGGCGAATCTGGTATGCCTTCACAACTCCACCAGTAGCCGTAACAATGCTGCCGACATGTTCAGGGGATACCTTTGCTTTGTTGTGAAGCCACTTATAGACGGCCTGCTGTGAAACTTCGCAGGCATCGCCCAGTTTCTTTTGTGAACCGACGATATTGATCGCGGTTTTGATTGCTGGGTTCATAACAACCTCCGTGGTTAACTTGAATCAAGATTAAAACTATGGTTGTTTTTAGTCAACAACCATTTTCGTTTGATGAAATAAAACCTTGGTTGTACATTTGGTCTATGAAAACAACACTCTCAGAAAGACTTAAAGAAGCCAGATTAGCGCGAGGCCTTACACAAAAGGCGCTTGGGGATATGGTCGGGGTTAGCCAGGCTGCCATTCAGAAAATCGAAACAGGGAAAGCTAACCAAACAACTAAAATCGTGGAGATCGCAAACGCTTTGGGTGTGCGCGCAGAATGGTTATCTTCTGGCGTTGGAAATATGTCAGACAGTACCGTGCAACCAATACAATCAACTGTCAGCCATTCAAAATACTTCAAGATTGACGTTCTTGATATAGAAGTCAGTGCCGGACCGGGTGTCATCAACCGTGAGTTTGTGGAAGTTCTACGCTCGGTTGAGTACTCGTTTGACGATGCTCGTCACATGTTCGATGGCAGGAAGGCGGAAAATATCCGCATCATTAACGTGCGCGGTGACAGCATGTCAGGGACGATCGAACCAGGTGACCTGCTGTTCGTTGATATCACTGTTAAATCTTTCGACGGTGATGGCATCTATGCGTTTCTGTACGACGACACTGCCCATGTAAAACGTCTTCAAATGATGAAGGATAAGCTGCTGGTTATCTCTGATAACAAGAGCTACTCGCCGTGGGACCCGATCGAGAAAGACGAGATGAACCGGGTGTTCATATTCGGTAAGGTCATTGGAAGCATGCCGCAGACGTACAGGAAGCATGGTTAATTTATCTACGACTTAAGGGAGCGAAGGTTAAGGTTTATACCACTCGGATTAGATATTGCACTAAATTCTCTATAAGAACGCCAAATCTGTTTGCATATTTCAGTAAATATTCTCGTTGTTAGCTGAGATTTGTTGCTACTGTCAGCAAAACGTCCCCCTATCTCGTAGCGTTTTTTATTTCGAATCATTATGTTAAGATGTTTCTGATTATAATGAATGGAAACATAAAATGAGAAAAATCCTAATCGCTGCCATGATGGCATCTCTATTGGCTGGGTGTGCTTCTTCAGGCAACCAGCAACTCAAAAATGAAACTGAAATTAGTGTCCAGTCTAAACTTCAGGAAGGTAAAACAACCAAGAATGAGGTTAAATCTTACTTTGGTTCTCCTGATGCTGTTTCATATACTGACAGTGGAAACGAGATCTGGAAGTACGCCTTTGCAAAAGTAAAAGTTAATGGCACCACTTTTATTCCATTCTATGGATTATTCCATAATGGAACGAACGGTACGAAAAAAGAACTTACTATTCTTTTTAACGATGACACGATTAAGAAATACACAATGTCAGAAACCCAAATAAACTCGAAATCAGGTTGGGCTGACTGATAATCATACCCGGCAACCGCGCCGGGTTTTCTTTTCCTCCCCCTCATAACTCATACCGTCCAAAAAACCACCACACCTCACTTCAGTTATCGCTATGCGATGCAAGTCACAAAATAAATCCATCCTAAATACAACCAGTTATATTTAAAATAACCGACAAAACAACTTTTGTTGTTGACGATAAAACAACTATAGTTTTAAATAAATTCATCGCAACAACACAACGATACGGCAACCACCTGTTTCACCGTTGCGATGACCGCTTAGATCCGCAGTTTGAATTTCAGCAGGCTCCGGGGAGTGCGAGGGGTGAAACGGACGCGTGAACGTCGGTGTGACCAGCTGAAATCAACTCAACATTTCATACCTTAGTCGCTTCAACGAGGCGGCTTAGTTATGACAACCGGCGGCCATCCACCGCCTGAATACGCGCAGAAGTCTTTATATGTTCAGCAGCCCAGCTTACGGGCAGGAGTTTTTATGGTTCATCAACATTACGGAACGCAGACCGTTAATCGCGGTGCGGTCATGCCAGGAATGCTGGTCAAACACAAAGATGGTACCTGGACTGCATCAGCTAATTTACGCGGACGGCTGTATCTGCATCGCGGCATCGAGCGCACTTATACCCGTGACTTGCTCGTGGAAGTTTTTCTCGACGGACGCGGCAACGGCCTGAATCACTAATCCCCTTTCCTGTTTTCCTAATCAGCCTAGCCTTTCCAGGGCAATAGTTTCACAGCCATTTTCAGGAGTTCAGCCATGAACGCTTATTACATTCAGGATCGTCTTGAGGCTCAGAGCTGGGTGCGTCACTACCAGCAGATCGCCCGTGAAGAGAAAGAGGCAGAACTGGCAGACGACCTGGAAAAGGGTCTGCCCCAACATTTGTTTGAATCGCTCTGCATCGATCATTTACAACGCTGCGGGGCCAGCAAAAAAGCCATTACTCGTGCATTTGATGACGATGTTGAGTTTCAGGAGCGCATGGCTGAACACATCCGGTACATGGTTGAAACCATTGCTCACCACCAGGTTGATATTGATTCAGAGGTATAAAACGGATGAGTACAGCACTCGCAACGCTGGCTGGGAAGCTGGCTGAACGTGTCGGCATGGATTCTGTCGACCCGCAGGAACTGATCACCACTCTTCGCCAGACGGCATTTAAAGGTGATGCCAGCGATGCGCAGTTCATCGCATTGCTGATCGTCGCCAACCAGTACGGCCTTAATCCGTGGACGAAAGAAATTTACGCCTTCCCTGATAAGCAGAACGGCATCGTTCCGGTGGTGGGCGTTGATGGCTGGTCCCGCATCATCAATGAAAACCAGCAGTTTGATGGCATGGACTTTGAGCAGGACAATGAATCCTGTACATGCCGGATTTACCGCAAGGACCGTAATCATCCGATCTGCGTTACCGAATGGATGGATGAATGCCGCCGCGAACCATTCAAAACCCGCGAAGGCAGAGAAATCACCGGACCGTGGCAGTCGCATCCCAAACGAATGTTACGGCATAAAGCCATGATTCAGTGTGCCCGTCTGGCCTTCGGATTTGCTGGTATCTATGACAAGGATGAAGCCGAGCGCATTGTCGAAAATACTGCATACACTGCGGAACGTCAGCCGGAACGCGACATCACTCCGGTTAACGATGAAACCATGCAGGAGATTAACACTCTGCTGATCGCCCTGGATAAAACATGGGATGACGACTTATTGCCGCTCTGTTCCCAGATATTTCGCCGCGACATTCGCGCATCGTCAGAACTGACACAGGCCGAAGCAGTGAAAGCTCTTGGATTCCTGAAACAGAAAGCCACTGAGCAGAAGGTGGCAGCATGACACCGGACATTATCCTGCAGCGTACCGGGATCGACGTGAGAGCTGTCGAACAGGGGGATGATGCATGGCACAAATTACGGCTCGGCGTCATCACCGCTTCAGAAGTTCACAACGTGATAGCAAAGCCCCGCTCAGGAAAGAAGTGGCCTGACATGAAAATGTCCTACTTCCACACCCTGCTGGCTGAGGTTTGCACCGGTGTGGCTCCGGAAGTTAATGCTAAGGCGCTGGCCTGGGGAAAACAGTACGAGAACGACGCCAGAACCCTGTTTGAATTCACTTCCGGCGTGAATGTTACTGAATCCCCGATCATCTATCGCGACGAAAGTATGCGCACCGCCTGCTCTCCCGATGGTTTATGCAGTGACGGCAACGGCCTTGAACTGAAATGCCCGTTTACCTCCCGGGATTTCATGAAATTCCGGCTCGGTGGTTTCGAGGCAATAAAATCGGCTTACATGGCCCAGGTGCAGTACAGCATGTGGGTGACGCGAAAAGATGCCTGGTACTTTGCCAACTATGACCCGCGCATGAAGCGTGAAGGCCTGCATTATGTCGTGATTGAGCGGAATGAAAAGTACATGGCGAGTTTTGACGAGATGGTGCCGGAGTTCATCGAAAAAATGGACGAGGCACTGGCTGAAATTGGTTTTGTATTTGGGGAGCAATGGCGATGACGCATCCTCACGATAATATCCGGGTAGGCGCGATCACTTTCGTCTACTCCGTTACAAAGCGAGGCTGGGTATTTCCCGGCCTTTCTGTTATCAGAAATCCACTGAAAGCACAGCGGCTGGCTGAGAAGATAAATAATAAACAGGAGGATATATGAGTCAGGTTGGTAATCATTCATTCGAATTTCCGGCATCGCAAGGTGTACAGGGTGGTACTGTTACACTCTTCCTTACCATACCAGGAAGATCGCTGGCTCGTTTCCTCGCTTCAGATAATTACGGCCATACACTGGAACGCTCTCAGCGAGAAATTAATCCAAATCGAGTACGAAAATTTTTAAATTATCTCACTAACGCAGACTCAAGAAATGAGCCTTTTATCATTCCCCCTCTCGTAGGTAACTGTGATTCGAATATAGAATTTGTACCGTTTGGCAACACAAATGTTGGTATAGCCAGAATTCCCCTCGACGCCGAAATAAAACTTTTTGATGGTCAACATCGTGCAGCTGGCATTGAGATATTTTGCCGAAGTTCCCCATCAACGCTCATGGTTCCCATGATGCTTACAATGAATCTGCCGCTAAAAACCCGGCAGCAGTTCTTTTCGGACATAAATAACAACGTTTCTAAGCCATCAGCGACCATCAATATGGCGTATAACGGCCGGGATGATATTGCTCAGGGAATGATATCCTTCCTGACCCAACATACTGTATTTGCCGATATAACCGATTTTGAACACAACGTAGTGCCATTAAAAAGTAATATGTGGGTGAGTTTTAAGGCACTCACTGATGCAACGTCAAAGTTCGCCAGGAACGGCAATCAACAACTTGAAATGGGATATATAGAATCTGTCTGGGAGGCATGGATTACACTAACTCAGATTGACTCAATCCGACATGGTGTACACCACGCTACGTACAAGCGCGATTATATTCAGTTCCATGGAGTAATGATTAACGCTTTCGGTTTTGCGGTTCAACAGATGATGGTTAATCATTCCATCGCAGAAATAACTTCTATGATCGAAAAACTATGTGCAACTACCAGCTCTGCAGAAAGAGAGGATTTTTTTCTGATGGATAACTGGGCGGGGATCTGCACGAAAGCCAGCCAGGAAAAACTATCTGTTATTGCCAATGTGGCAGCGCAGAAAGCAGCAGCAAACAGACTGATACAAGCTTTTACCAAAGGAAGTCTGGAATCAACTTAATGAATCAACATTGTCTCATATCAGCATGCTGTACGGCGTCTTTAAGGAGCGATGAACATGAAAAGCAAAATCATCAGGGAGCTACAGGCTCCTTTTTTATTATTCGCATTCACCCTCAAGCGTATTAACCAACAATTCAGGGATTAATGGAAGATGGCAGACATCATTGATTCAGCATCAGAAATCGAAGAATTACAGCGCAATACAGCAATAAAAATGCGTCGTCTGAACCACCAGGCTATATCTGCCACTCATTGTTGTGAGTGTGGCGACCCCATAGATGAACGAAGACGCCTGGCCGTTCAGGGTTGTCGGACTTGTGCAAGTTGCCAGGAGGATCTGGAGCTTATCAGTAAACAGAGAGGTTCGAAGTGAGCGAAATTAACTCTCAGGCACTGCGTGAAGCGGCAGAGCAGGCAATGCATGACGACTGGGGATTTGATGCGGACCTTTTCCATGAGCTGGTAACACCATCGATTGTGCTGGCACTGCTGGATGAACGGGAAAGAAACCAGCAATACATCAAACGCCGCGACCAGGAGAACGAGGATATTGCGCTAACGGTTGGGAAACTGCGAGTTGAGCTGGGAGCAGCAAAAAAACGCATTGCGGAACTGGAAACAAAAGCGAACCAGCAAACCAGAATAAGCGATAAGAACCTGACCAAGCTGATTGCCGATGCTGACAAAATGCTGGGTATGCGTTCGCCGGTTGTAGACAGCGAGTGGTGGACGCTCTTACGGCAGTTCCTGATTGAACTTCAGGATCGCCGCAAAAACAGCATTTCTGAATCTGGAATCCGTGCTGAAACCCTGAACGATTTAATCCGACATATTGACAGAAACGTGGATATTGATGCGATGAAATCGCCGTTTGAACTGTCATCTGAAATTGTGGATTACGTTAATAAGCAATTGCACAAGGAGAGTGCGTAATGCAGGTGGCATTTGTTGGCTTATTACCACATCCGATCCGTTTTTGGCTGTCACAGTCACTCATAAAGCCGCATGGTTTTACTGATGGCAACGGCATCACGGCCCCGAAGCGTCGTACAGGTATTGCAGCTGCACGACGTGCAGCAAAGAAACGCAGGAGAGCAAAACGATGAAAAACCGTAAGGCAAAAATTCTGTTAGCTCGCAGAAACGGCTTTGATGTCTGGCGGTGGGTGAGGATTAGTAACAGACGGTTGAGGTTGACGGGGTTTTTGGGGGTGATGGGTCACAGTTGTTGCAAAAAGCCCAGCACGGCGCAAAACCGCTGGAAAAACCACTTGCGCACTAAAGGAGACTGATATGGCTATTGCCGCAAGTTACACCATGCATCTCTATTGTGATTGTCGCCAGTGTACAGATGGTAAATATAAGTCGCCAGACTTCGGTGAGTATATCGGTACGTCATGGGCTGGCTGTGCAAAAGAGGCCCGTACAGACGGGTGGCGAATAAGCAAAGACAAAACGCGTGCTTTTGCGCCCGGGCATAAAGTTTTGAGGATTAACAAATGACACTAATTGAGATGGATGGTTTTCTGAAAGGTAAATGCATACCACGTGATTTAAAGGTTAACGAAACAAACGCTGAATATCTTGTCCGTAAATTCGGTGAACTTGAAGCTAAATGCGAGGCTCTGGCGGCTGAAAATGCTGGGCTTAAGGCCTTCAAAACCACCGTATATCAGCAGATGGGCGTCGGATGTGATGCTCCTGAATTCTCCATTGCGGTAGGTTTGAGTAATTTACGCCGTTTTGCTGACACACTCCACGCCATTGAGCGTGAGTTCTTTACCAAAGAGCTACCTGATGAAGAACACGAAGGCGAAACATTCAACGAATGCCCACTTAGCTGGGGAATGAGCGTTGAGCAGTACGTTTCCGAGTTCCGCAAATGCCTGGCTGAAGTACGGGCGCAGGGGGTGGAGATGTTTGCACAGAAATGTAACTCAAAATCCGAACAGTCGCTTGCATCTGATATACGCGACAACTGGAAAAACTCTAACTCGGTGGCCAGTTTTTGTTGACCACTTCAACGTTGACCAGGCTGCCAGCGGCGTTGCCTACAAAGAGCGGATGAATATACCGGTAATTGCAGAACAGGTAGCCCGTGAGCAACCGGAGAACCTGCACACCTATTTCATGGAACGGCTACGATACTGGCCGGCGTTGAATTAATCCACATGATGTGCAAGGGGCAATATCAGCATCCTCAGAGTGATGGATTGTCACCCGCGGAACAATTTTATCTGCTAGCTGTATGAAAAAACAGCAATACAACTTTTGCTGACTTTCCACCGTTAACGCGACACAACCTTTGTTCCTGGGCTTCACGTTGCAGAGCCGGTAATCTCCGTCTCTTTAAATTAAAAAGACGGAGACTATTAAAAACTCATTAAAACATCAGGAAACAACAGATTCCCCGTAAAACGCTACAGCCTGTGCAGACTGGGAGTCCATATCATCATGGAGATCTCTGGAGTATGGGAGGGAGTTGACTGTCGATATAAATATACTGTCATTTTCTAAAGTGAAAATTTCTGATTCGAGACTACCAATATCACCACGTACAGGATTAGTCCACCCACTAAACAGTAAAAATCCCCATTCCTGAAAAAGCCCGGAATTCACTTCACGTTTTACATCATGAAACATTTCTCCCGTCAGTTCATCGAATGGGACATTATTGATATCGCGTCGTGCCGGGACAGTCCCTTTTTTATCCTCAATCCAAAACAATGCATTGTAAAATCTGTCCGACGTTGCGGTACGAGGTTTAAAGAAGCGATAAGGTTTAATTAAATAAGATGACACATTTTTCCCTGTGGCTTTATCCTTCGCAAAAATAACAAATGTTTTACCAATGCAACTTTCATCAATATCATTTGAAAATGACACCACGCCGTCCTGATTTACAGTCAGCGAATTGTCTCCCGCATTGGTGACAACACTCCAGTCCAACGTATTATTATTGACAACATCATTGTCAACCACCATCTGAAATGTCGCCCCTGGAAATAATGTTTTCGGGAATGAACCATTAGCCATGTCTTTTTTTATATCGAAAACATGGTGGCTCACTAGAACACCGGTAATTTTTGGCATAAAAAACTCCTTATTTGTTTAATTGAAATGCGATCAATAAATTCGATCACCAGAGAGATATTATTACTTTTACAAGAATAAATGTTGTTATTTGTTTATTATAAAACAATCATCACCCAGAAAAGAAAAAGATGCAGCTCGTTAACAAAAACCTTTGTGGCATATTAAGGTTGTGTCGCGTTAACGGTGGAAAGTCAGCAGATAAAATTGTTCCGTGGGTGACAGCCATTACCGCGAAGGCATATTGCAAGGGGCGTTGCTTGTGGTCGATTCCTCACTCACTCCAGTTGATGGTTCGCTGCTTGTATGTGCTATAGAGGAGGAATATCGCATAAAGAGATATCGGAAGCATCCGCGCCGCTTCAGGCGTGCGCCTTACGAGTTTGGTGAGTACATCGCGTTACTGAGCCGCCAGGATGATGCACTTGTGCGCTGGCGTATAAAATCGATCAGCAGAAAACGTTGCGGTAAGTGCGGCGAGAGAGTTCCTGTTAATTCATGCCCGTGTAATGGTGACTCACAATGCTGGGTGACCAAAGGCTGATTCGAATTTAAGAACTGAAAGAACACCAAGCCGCCTGATGGCGGTTTTTTATTGGAGACAAGAAATGTCAGATTTGGCTATGAAGATTTTGAAATGGCAATCGACTGGCGATGTTGGCATCAGTAGCGCAACTCTTGCCTCAATCGCATGTGGACTGAAAAAGAATATCTATGGTCATCACTTCGGCGCTCCACATGACGCAGCCGATTTCCGGCGATGCGTTGCGCTTGTCGAGCAGATTCCAGAAATCAGAGATTCATTCGACAAGGTTGCAAAGCGCGTTCCGGCATTCAAAGGCATCCTCAACGAATGGGATTCCCTCGTTGCTCTGTTGAAGTCTGAAATGAAGATACACGGAAACAAAGCACCAGAGACTTACAGAAGAATTAGCGAACTACGCAAGGACTAACCATGGAATCACACAGCCTCAAACCCAATGAGGCCTGTTAACCCCCCCCTTTCATTCCAGCACCGGAGAAAACAATGAGCGAAGTTAACTTAATTGTGCCCAATGACTGGGTGACAGAGCAAAAACTGATCGAAATTACAGGTTTACGCCCAGGAACCATTGAGAGAGCACGTAAACAATCCTGGCTTGTCGGTCGTGAATATCTCCATGTTGCACCGGACGGTATTCCAAAAGAAAACAGCGAATGCATGTATAACCGCAAGGCTATCGACCAGTGGGTTGAAAGTATGTCAAAAAAACAGCCTGGTGCGCGTCGATGAAGAACCGTTTATGCTTAATACGCTCTTGGGCGTCAGGAGGGAACAATGGCTAAGACAGCATACCCAACAGGCGTTGAGAACCATGGCGGATCACTCCGCATATGGTTTATGTATAAAGGCACACGAGTACGGGAAAGTCTCGGTGTGCCGGATACACCAAAAAACAGGAAAATAGCTGGCGAGCTACGAGCGTCTGTTTGTTTTTCCATTAAGACGGGTAATTTCGACTATGCCGCTCAGTTTCCGGACTCTCCCAACCTGAGAAAATTTGGTGCGGAAAGTAAGGAAATTACCGTCGCAGACCTGGCTGAGAAATGGCTGGATCTGAAAAAGCTGGAAATCAGTACCAATGCGATGGGGCGTTACAGCTCCATTGTAAGAAATATGGTTCCCCGAATCGGAGGCAACAGACTTGCATCTGCTGTGACCCAGGAAGAACTGCTGTTCATACGAAAGGATTTGCTGACCGGATATCATGTTCTGAAACGTGGGCAAAAAACACCCATTAAGGGACGTTCCGTGCCAACAGTTAATAACTACATGAACACCATGGCGGGGATGTTTCAGTTCGCAGCCGACAGCGGATACATCAAAGAAAATCCGTTTGCAGCCATTTCGCAACTGAAGAGATCACGAACGGAACCTGATCCGTTAACCCGTGATGAATTTGTCAGGTTGATTAACGCATTTAAGCATCAGCAATTAAAAAATATGTGGTCACTGGCTGTTTATACGGGAGTTCGCCACGGAGAGTTGGTTTCTCTGGCATGGGAAGATATAGACCTGAAGGCTGGGACAATGACGATCAGAAGAAACCACACATTAACGAAAGAGTTCACTCTTCCTAAAACCGAAGCGGGAACAAACCGTGTTATCAACCTAATTCAACCAGCAATAGACGTGCTTAAGAATCAGGCTGAAATGACACGGCTTGGTAAGCAGTATCAGGTTGAAGTGAAACTTCGTGAGTATGGTCGAACTGAAATGCATCCGTGCACTTTTGTTTTCAATCCGCAAATCGTTACGCGTAATGGCCTTGCCGGGTACCATTATGCAGTTGGGTCGATTAATCAGTCATGGGAAACTGCAATGCGACGCGCCGGGATTCGCTACCGCAAAGCATATCAGTCCAGGCACACTTATGCATGTTGGTCTTTGACCGCTGGAGCTAACCCTAACTTCATCGCGAAGCAAATGGGACACTCGGATGCTCAGATGGTTTATCGCGTTTACGGATCGTGGATGGCAGAAAACAATCAGGATCAGGTATCCATTTTAAACCAGAAATTGAGTGAGTTTGCCCCATCCATGCCCCACGCTGTGGGATCGGATGTAATTAAACAAGCATAG